AGCTATAGCCTTCAATACTTCTTGATTTTCCATAATATCTCCTGATTTTTAAATTTTGGGTGAGATCTAATTTAAACATGTGTGTGTAATATATCAAGCAATCTTTTTATAATTGTTTTCTTGACAGGTAATTTATGTTATGAAAGAGGTAGAAAAAAGAATGAAATCACAAACTATAATATTTGGAAAAATAGTTAAATGCTATGACTTACCTTTAGATAGCATTGAGGATTTAAATAATAGATATGAAAAATTAAAAACTAAACTTCATTCTTTTGGTTCTAGATTAGCAGGCAGATTAGAATCCGAATTAGAGTTTACTAATCTTTTAGAAGAAACTAAGATATCTAAGTATCTTGTAGATTGTATGCATGATTATGTAGATATGTTAGAAAAAGTTAGTAAAATAGGAAAGAAAAAACCATTACATATTCTTAGTTGTTGGGTAAACGATATGCAAGAAGGAGAATATAACCCCCCGCATACTCATCACAATGGAACAGGATGGTCTACTGTTTTATTTTTAAAAATTCCTGAATTTATAAATGATGCTAAAGATCCCCATAAATTTAAAGATGGGCAATTAGGTTTTGTAGGAGTTGATGGTGTTGGTTCTAATTGGGTAACTCCTAAAGTAGGACAATTTTATGTATTTGAAGCTAGTCATCAACATTGTGTGATGCCTTTTAAAGTTAAAAAAAAGGGAGAAATTAGAAGGTCTATGTCTTTTAATTTTATTGAAAATATTGAAAAGAATAAAAATAATGTTTGAAAATAAAATAACTTTTTGTGCAACTAATGAGGACATGATAGATATATGGCCTCATCCTCAGCCTGCTTCTAGATACATACCTGAAGAATATAAAAAATTATCAAGATTTAATGATAATGATTATCACAAAGTTACTCTTAAAACATGTGTTCCTTTTTTAGATTCGTTAACTGCGGGCTATATAATTCCTTTTGATCAAGATTATTTAGTTGATCCTGTAGAAAATGATTTTTCTGTAGTGCCTGCAAATAGAGAACAAAATGATTTTGGTTACCATGGTAAAGCTCAATTACCAGAAAAATGGAAAAATATTACAGGAGAAAACGCAGGGAAATTTCATAACAAATGGTTAATTAAAACACCTCCTGGTTATAGTTGTTTGTTTATAAAACCTATGAATAGATTAGAACCAAGGTTTGAAATAATTTCAGGGATCGTAGATACTGACGTTTATGTTAATGCTATAAATTTTCCTTTTATTTTACATAAAAGAGATAAACAATTTTTAATTAAAAAAGGGGAACCTATGGTTCAAGTAATTCCTTTTAAACGAGATTCATGGAAAATGTGGTCTGGTTTTTATTTTGAAAAATTACATAAAAAAACATTAAACACTATATATAATCGTTGGGTAGACGTTTATAAAAATAAATTCTGGAGAAAAAAATCTTTTAAATAAATGTATATTTCAGCTAATGTTGATGATTGTGCTTTAATAATAAATGATTTTTTATCACAAGATTTATTTAAAAAAATTAATAAATATCAATACAAAACTAATTTAACATCACATAAGGATTGGCAAAAAACTCTTTTTAAAGATAAAAATAATGACGTTACAATGAATCAAGTTTTTTCTAAAATTGATTTAGCTACTGTAGAATATAACAAAATAAAAAGCATAGATCTTATTTTTGAAAAATTTTTAAAAATATTAATTGACTGTCCTTTTATTCCCTATCAAATTAATTCTAAAATATCACTTCATTACTATGAGTATAATAAATACTCAGGAATAAATTGGCATGATGATGGTCCTTTTACTTTAAATTATTCTTTTTATATTCATGACGAATGGGATGAAAATTGGGGTGGAGAAACTTTAATAGATACAAACAGAGGAATGCCTTTATGTTCTACACCTATTCCAAACTCATTATTAGCAATTAAAAATGGTATTCGTCACAAAGTTAATTGTGTAATTGGACCTAAGAAAAGAAAAGTATTACAAGTAAGAGGGGTATTTTTTGAAGATAACGAATAATATTATTCGTAATCTCTCCAGGTTTGACCTTTAGTTACAGTTCCAGCATCATCATCATTAGCTTTAGCAGTATCAAATTTAGCTTTAGCTGCTTCTATTTCAGTTTTTCTAGTTTCAGCCCAAGTCAATAAAGCTGATATAGTTGTAGATCCAACAGCATCACTTGTTGAAGATAAATTTGTATTACTTGTCATGTTACCAGTGCTAGCGTCTTTATTTTGAATTTCATTTTGACCTACAAGATTGTTCCATAAAACACAATGCACTGTATTAGGAATAGCTGGCATAGAGCTTCCTTTATCTTTCCATTCAATAAGAAAAGAATCATCTACGTTTATCTGATCTCCATTTAAAATTACTATTTGTGTTGCCATGTGTATCTCCTAATGCTTTATAATATAGTTAACCACCACATAAGGTGAAAATGAATTTGTTCCTGCTGCTGTTACAGTTCCTGTTAAATTGGTTGATACAGCCACTGTTCCAGTTAATGTTCCAGATAAAGTATGAGAGTGATTATGTCCAGTTCCTGAACCTGCGTTAGTAGAGTCTCCAATAACACCAGATCTAGGGCCTGATTGATAATTATAAGGACCACCAAATTGAGTTTGATCGGCAAATAAACCACCTATACCTCCACTATGAGCATGAGTAGCTAATTGAGCAGTTGTTAAAGATGTATTACTAATAGCACCTGTAACTGTAACCGCTTGGTTATTAGTTGTAGTGCTTGAAGCAGCTTGGTTATTAGTTAAAGAAACCGTAACTGTGTTTGCTCCACCAGTTCCTGCTAAAGCATAAGTACTACCATCATAACCTTGTGGCATTTTACCTTGTAAATTTGGAACATTAAATGTTGTTGATCCATTTCCTGCTCCATATGTTGTAGAAATTACAGCAAATAAATCTGCATAATCGGTTCTTGAAATAGCACCTCCATCGCACAATACATAACCTGCGGGTGCTGTTGCTTTACCCCAAGGCTTAATTGCGCCTACTTCACTTCTGTTTACTATATCTTGTAAGTTAGCCATTAGTCGTTATATTTCAACCTCCACCCATTTGTTGAATCGTAATATACCAGAGCTATACCAGCATTGTTAGTGCTAATTGTTAAATCTGATGCTGCACCCTGAATTTTTTCAGAGTTACGACCAACTGTAATGTTATAAGTAGCGGCACTACCTGTGCCATCTATGATTTTAACCTGTTGTCCTATTGAAGGAGAAGCAGGAAGAGTAATTGTTACAACCGCTGCTGAACAATCAACAAAAATATTATCTCCATCTGAAGCGGTGTAAGGAGAATCGGTATTATCTTTTTCAATCCATGCTTCACCTAATCCAGCTAAAGAAAATACATCATACCAATTTGTTCCATCAGTTGAAACTAAACGATATTTTCCGTTAGTAATAGTAACTGTATTACCTGTTGCCCCCAGTCTTGCAGAAATATCTGCGCCACCAGAAATGTTATTATAAATTCCGTATGTTTTTTGTGTAGCAGGAAATTGAACTGTATGAGTTGTGGAAACTGTTCCACTAAATAATAATTGACTATTTCTAGCCTGATTGTTTGCTTGAGTTTGAGGACCGTCACCATTTGTTAAAGTAGTTGACGTCCCAGTTGTAATTGCAGGTACAGCATAAACACCGGCAATAGCGAATTCAAAAACCTGAGAAAAATTGTTATTTGTAATAGTACCCCAAGTACCAGAATTTGCTCCTGTTACTTGTAATTCTGTTCTTAGACCAGTTGAATAAGTTGACATTTAATCTCCTAATAAAGTTTTAGTAATTTTTTTAAAGTTTGTCAAAACTTTTATGCAGCCTTATGAACTTCTGTCCAACTTATCGAACTGTTAGAATCATCGACTTCTGACCAAAAGATCCCGCCTAATGTTCCTGTACTACTTGTAGCAGAAACACCAGTTAATGTAAAGGATACATCGGTTTGAATATTTAAAGTTCCTACAGATGTAGTAGCTTCCACACTTGGAGCCATATAGCTGGTTTCTTGGGTAGCATCTCCTTCGCTAACCGTAGCACTTACTCCTGTAACAAAAATAGAGGTTCCTACGCTTCCTACAGCAGAAGTCATAACTAAACCTGAAGGATAAACTCCTGGGCTAATAGATATAGAAACAGATCCAGTATAAACATCTAATTCAGGTTCAGAAGCTGCTACAATAGTTATTCCAGCGTCTCCTGTAATTGAATAAGTTCCAATAGATGTTGTTAAACCATTAGCTGTCGGTGAAAGTATTTGATCTGTGGTAGCAGTTATACTTCCTACACCCGATGTTAAACCATTTCCTGTAGCACTTATAGAATTACTTATAGCTCCCCATGCTTCATCGCCCCAACCAATAGCCGCACCTGTATTTAAATTTGTAGATCTATTCCATCCAACTCTTATGTCAACTGTCTGACTTGTCGTACCAACCGCAGTACTTGCTGAATTTCCTGTAATAGGAAAAATAAAATCTGACTGAACAACGTACGTACCTATAGGTTGCCATGTCGCAACCACACCAGCAGATATTACTGCATCAGCAATACCAGTAGCAGTTACATCATCAGTAGTAGATGTTAATCCAATACCAGTGACAGAAATAACTTGATCAGTAGTGACAGTTACATCGTTAGTAGATGCCGTGAGGCCAATCCCTGTAACGGGTATTGGACCATATTCACTCCATGCTCCGTCACCCCAGGCTTGTCGGCCCCATCCTTGGACGGAAGCCATAATTTATCTCCTATGCGATTCTTAAAATTGCAGCAGTTGCTTCAGCAGCAGGGAATGTAATTGTAAATGTTCCAGCAGATGAAGATTTAACTCCACCAAAATCTAAAACACAAACAGCAGCATTCGTAGTTAATCCTGATACCGTAGAACTATTATAAATTACAGCAGCTTGAGCTGATATAGTTGCACTTGTGAAAGATAAGTCAGGTGAAAAATCACAAACAGCCGTATCGCCAGATAATACTGGTGTTACTGATGTTAATGCTCCTCCTCCTGCAGCGTATGTTCCTGATGCTCCTACTTCATCTGGTGTTGCGTATGCAGTAGTAGATTTACTTAATGTTGCTTCTGAATCGTAAAGCGCTAATTTAAAAGTGTTCCCTGTCGTTGCTGTAAAATTATGCAAGCCTTTCAGAATCTCCACTTTAAAACCGTTACAAACAGCTTGAGTAATTGCCATGTTGACCTCCTATGGGTTCTTTGACTCGAGAGGGATACGAATAACGCCGTCTCGAAATTCGTCTCTACGATCGCGCCCCATCTCATATGTAGCTAAATACTGTACAGACTCGTTAAACATTTTGTCATAATATTGTATCATATCTGCTGGACCTTTCAAGTATCCAAGTGCTTGTAAAATACAACCATATAAAAGCACGTTTGGAGCGTTTTGGCTTAACCAAGTAGATGTAGTTGTACTTGATAAACCAGGTGGCTTGTACGTGTATGCGAGCTCACATGTTAATGCAGCGTTCGGGGTTGGCGCAACATAGTGCGTGTTATCATCCCACATAGCGTAGTATTTGGGAGTAGCATTTGCCGTTCTGTCAGGCCAATATTCATTCATAAACGAAATATCTTTTTGAAGCAAGAACGTTCTATTAGGTTCGGATGCACTAGCATCATAAATTTGAATAAATCTCGTGTTTTGCCAATCTCCTGGCAATGGTAAAAAAGGATTGCCCACGGTCAACGTAGCAGAATCATACTTTCTAAAATAAGTAAGATCTACCGTTCTTAAAATTTGATCTTCGATAGATGCTATAAAAGGTTTAATAATTGCATCAGATAGAACATTTGTATCTGTCTCTGTGTAATTTCTTACATTATCATTTAAATCAGAATAATCGGTCATGAGATGCTCACTGTAACATTTCCAGAGCGAGATAACAACCCTGTGCTTTTTTGAGGTTGTTGTACACTAAGAGGCATCATGCTTCTTTGAGTATCTGCGTAGGCTACGCCATTTGCGTAGTAATTAGTAACTGGTTCTAAAAGAGTTTGAAAAGAATTAACTGCTGTTCCATCTCCCACTCCATCATACACATCACCATTAGGAGATAAAACTACTTCTCCAGTTGGTGTTCTTACAGTATTACTACCTACAAAAACTCTAGCGTTAGCTATTTGAGGTTTAGCATGTTGTAATGCTGTAAAATCTCTTGGATGATTTCTTGGATCTAATTGAGGTTGTTTTGGTTCAAATTCTGAAGTATGAACCCAAGAACCATTCCATTCTTGAACCATTTCATTATACGGAAAAGCCATTCCTGATCTATCAGAAATTCTAAGAGCAAATTTACCTGATGAGTATTTAGCCATTATGAAAAAAATAAAGTTTGTCTTGGTACCATACTATAACTTGCTTTTTCTACATCTGATGCCGCAGCTCTACTAAATTCTTCATCATATATACCTTTTAATATTTGAATTCTATCAGGAGCGTATTTCATTGATATATAATAAGCTAATCCTGCTACTAAACATGGTAAAAAACGAAAAGGTATCATCGCATTTTTAGTATAAGCATTTATATCGGTCATACGTAATGAAGCATAATATTTAAAAGTATAGGTAGAATCAGCAGCTGGAAAAAAATATACTTTAGGAAGTATAGTTCTTTCAAAGTACCATTGTGCAGGTCTTCCTTGAGTAGTTTTTACTGTGTAATCCCAATAGGTAGATCTACCTATTTTTGTCATAGAAAAATCACCATTACTATTAGACATAACAGCACTATCAATATCTATAATTTGAGAACTATCATTAGCGTCAGTAGTAGCATTTCCTGCTGCATCTACTGAATATAAAGTAGTACCTTCAATCATTTGTGTTCCTGCTGTAACAGTTGCTTCTCTTTGTTGAATAGTCCACAAATTTAATCCTCTGTTTGCCCATTCAGCAATCATTAAATTAATAGAACGACGAGCGGTTTTTAATTCGTAACCAGTACGATCTTGTAAACCGCAACGTTCAAAAGCTTCTTCTATTATAGAATCTAAATCTAATATAAATCCTGCTGTGGAAGAATAGCTAGGTGTCCCTGTATTAATAGACATCTAATTACTTCGCTATTCCCATACCTCTTTTTGCAATACCACCGCCACGTTTATTAATAACGCCTTTACCAGTGCCTTTACCAAACTTACCGTATGATTCATCTCTACTAGCTTTTAATTGAGCTGGTGTACGTTTTTTCTTAATTCTCATTGCAATAGATTCATCTTTTCTATCTTTGTAGCCTTGTCCACCTTTAGCCATTTTTTTAACTTTTCCACCGCCACGCATTTTAGCAGTTTTCTTTTTACCCATCATGATAGACCTCCATTGATCTGTTTGTATTTATTAGCACGAGATACCACAACCTCTTGATAGTATTCGTCAGGCCACATTTTATAATAACCTTGTTTGTGCAATTTATCAGAAGCTTTCTGTAATTGCGAGAACTTTTGTACCAGCATCATAGAATATTTATAATCGGGACCAGATAAATTAGTGTCATTATTTGGCGAAACAAGGAATTTTTGTTCTTCTTCGGTTGCAGGATTAGATGGATGAAAACTCATAAAATAGAAGTCTTTTCTATTATACCACTCATTAAAATCTTCAGTAGCTATATGAAGCTCATCAGGGGAATAACTAAAATAAGGGTCACAAAATATCAATATTTCTTTCTTAGTAAAATCTAAATTTTTAAGACAGTCATTTAATTCTTTTTTATAAGTGCTATTTTTGGTTTTAACAGCTACCCATACTTTTTTATCTAACCATGCTTTTTTAGCAAAAGGGCAAGCAGGAACACCTCCTAAATGTAGATTAGGTACTTCTAAAAAATTTTTAGACCAGATCCTAACATCATCTATTATCTGTTTCCTTGTCGGTTGTATTTTTTCCATGATTTAATCTTATGTTTATTTTTAGGTTTAGATCTACTGGAGCTACCAATACTTGTTCTTTTTTTAACAGGAGTAAAGTATTCGTTGGTTATTTTTTGAGCCATATACTATAAATAAGTTATTGCACCTGCAATCCACAAAGCAGCAAAACAAATATATGCTATAGTTACTGGTTCCATTATTTTCGCTCTATAATCTTTTTTATTTTGAGCACACCTTCTGAATCTGGCTCTAATTCTGCTACTACTTGACCACATTCATAACGAATAACATTTGTTCTGTTCTCTGATAAGTTGCGCTCACT